GGATACCAGACTTGCTGTGCAGACATGATTCAGACAGTCAAGAATCTTGAAAAGGTTTGCAAGGCAATGAAGATTTTGCTTTCCAAGATTTCGGTTCCTACTGACGATCTTCCTACGCAGTATGCCACGAATCTTCCCTGTGTGATGGGCGGCGATCTTCACTGCGATAATATTGGAGTTTGGTGCGGACGGTATGTGTGCGTAGACTTTGGACACCATACGATCATTCACAAGAATGGACGCGCTCTGCGCGGCAGACCTTGGACAGCATTCGGTGAGTGAAGGAAAAATAACATTTTATTGGTTTGCTTTGTTTACTTTTATGCCCATAATAGCAATGGGTATCGCTGAGATCTTAATTTATATTAACAACAAAAGAAAGGAATATTGAAATGACTAAGAAGATTGCATCGAAGAAGGTTGAAACCAAGACACTTAACATTCTCCCTGTCAAGGGATTCCTCGGACTGCTTGCTGATGCTGCCATGGTGACCACGCTTATTACGGCTACCATTTCTCTGTTGCTTTTGTGTCTAACTATGGCACAGAAAATTACCATTACCGTAGGTAAGTAATTTATCTATAAATAAACCGTACAGGCATTAACTCAGCTTGGTAGAGTGCTTGCTTTGGGAGCAAGATGTCGTTGGTTCAAATCCAGCATGCCTGATTGCTTGACTTTACACTAGGATGGAGTACAATAAACATATGAAAACTCTTTTGAACAAGTTAATAATGCCGTTCGCAATTCTGATTCTCATCAATATGGTTGGCCTTTTGTTCCACAAGAACTACGAAGGCGCAGTAATGGGAAGCATCATCGGAATGCTTGTTGGATTTCTGATTCTTGAGATCCGCGCAAAGTTTGAATAACGGATAGTAGTTTTCCCCCGGCCCTTTCGTCTAGTCGGTCTAGGACACGGCCCTTTCAAGGCCATAACATGGGTTCGAATCCCGTAAGGGTCATTATGACGCTTCCACACGAAGAATACAACAGTCTTGTAAATGCAAAACAATTCTTATTTGATCTTTTGGACCCAAAACTTACACCCGGTGTTCCAAAAGCAATCAGAGAACGAGCAAGAGCAGTCCTAAAACACTATCCTTTTGATATGACTCTAAAAGAGTTTTACAAAGAAAGCATGCATCATCCTGATCGTGGAATTTATGGCTGGGGAAAAGGAAAAGACGAATGAATCCAAAAGAAATTATTGAAGTAAACGATGAAATTGATGTATTGATTGCCAAGTATCCCGTTGTATTCAAGAACATGGATAAGTCGGCATACTATTCTCTTCCAGCGGGTTGGGTTTCCAGAGTTGACAAACTCTGTGCAGATCTGACTGTTCTTATTGAAGAACATCTGAAAAACAATACGTACAATCCTGATGAGTATCCTTTTACTGTTTTTCAAATTAAAGAAAAGTTTGGTGGACTTCGATTCTACTTTACTTCCCTCTGCGAAGATCATGAGTTTCACAAAGAACTCTGTAAGTTGGTAGATAGAGCAGAAGATGACACATATTCTATTTGTGAAGTAACTGGCAACCCCGGAAAACTTTGCAAACTTGGAAGCCAGTATCATACCTTCTGTGAAGAAATCAGAATTGCCAATGGATTTAAGGTAGTTGGAAATGGAAACTCGTAACATTATTGACCATTATCATTATTGGAATGACGATGCTATTAGAGCGGACCTTGACGATAAGCGTTTTAATTATTCAGTTGTCTGTTGCAATATTGGGAATGATTTTAATATTGCGACCGTCATTCGAAATGCTAATGCGTTTCTTGCGAAAGAAGTTTTAATTTATGGGCATAAAAAATACGACAGGCGGGGGACTGTTGGAACTCATCACTACACCAATTTTCGTCATGTACGCGATATTGATTCTCTTTCCGTTTTTTTGGATATGCACTCTTCTGGATATGGTGATAAATCCGGAGGAAGAAAAGTCAGAGTAATTGGTATCGATAATGTTCCTGAAGCTAAAGACGTAAATGCATATGAATTCGATCCTAACATTCATTACATCATGATCTTTGGCCAAGAACAAATTGGGGTTCCAAAAGATGTTCTAAGTATGTGTGATGATCTTCTTTACATTCCTCAGTATGGTTCTGTGAGAAGCATCAATGTTGGAACGGCATCAGGTATTATAATGAATAATTACTGTGCCAAAATTTACTCCTCGGTGGTGTAAAGGTAGCACAAGAGGCTTTGAACCTCTTTGTCTTGGTTCGAATCCAAGCTGAGGAACTAGGAGATTATTATGAAACCAGTTGGCAAATGGATATTGGCTAAGTCTTTGATCGGTGGTCAAAAGACCACTGATGCAGGAATCATCTACAATGAAAAGTCTACTTCAAAGATTATTCCCGCAAAGGTAACTGCTGTCGGTGATAAGCTGACAGAAGACATTCAAGTTGGAGATATCGTTTGGTGGGATGTATCCAAGATTAAAGATGGATATGGAGATTGTCACGTAGTCCATCAAGATTGGGTTTCATTTGTAGAAAGAAACTGATCAGCAGTTTCCCCAACCACCCAACAATATTCCAAGATCTACTCCATCCACAAAATTATCATCATTTAAATCTGTGGTTGGGTTTGATGTTCCCCAGTTACCTAATAATATTCCAAGGTCCACACCATCCACGACTGAATCATCGTTGATATCTGATGGGCATGGTGGTGGTAGAATTGCTTTTAATGCTTTTTCTGCATTAATCATTCCCCATCCAGTAAATATATCATAGCCCGTACTTTGCATATCAGTTGATGTAGAACTCATAACGGATTCGATTTCCGCAGGAGTTATATTAGGTTTAATAGAAATTAATAGTGCAGCAACACCAGCAGCATATGGTGATGAAAATGATGTTCCGTCTATTGTAACCCAGTTAGTTGAAGAATAACCAGCATTCCCAGTTCTATCTGTTGTGTATATTGACTGTCCGGGTGCAACAAATGCCAGTCCCGAGCCATAACTAGAGAATGAAGATTTTGTTTTATTTCTAGCAGATGAACCGACTGCGTTTACTGTTGAAAGTCTTGCGGGGAATCCAATAGATTCAGTTCCACCGTTACCAGAGCTTGCAAAATGTACTATGCCAGCATTTCTACTTGCAGCATAAGCAGTGGTCATTGCGTTTGAACTGACTCCATAATCATTGCTATTATTCGTGACTCGTATTCCTGCACTTATTGCCCAATTCAAAGCATTTACCGTCCAACTAGTTTGACCATTCCAAGATCCATTGCATGGAGTCACCGCAATTCCAACCTTTGCAGACACTACTTTACAATTGGGTGCTATCCCAACAGTTCCTGATTGATTGTTTATTTTTGCAGAGATGCAGCCAGCAACAGCAGTTCCATGGTTGTCACAAGAATTTGTGGGGCTTCCACCGGGGACTCCGTTAACTACGCCTGTTGTAAAATTTCTACCAATATCTAAATTCAAGTCTGCATGATTTTCGTCAACACCTGTTTCAAATATCATTACCTTTACAGATGGGTCTCCAGTTGTTATTTGCCATGCACCAAGAGCATCCATATCCCATCCCGCAACACCATTGCCGGAGCCAGTATTATTGAGACCCCAACATTGTGAGAATCCGGGATCGTTTGGTGGTAATGATTGTCTTTCTACTGTTAACCAAAGATCTTCTTCGACATACTCTACATTTGGATTAGAAGCTAATTTTGTTAATGCTTCTTTCATGGAAGAAACATCATCCATATCCAAAAGAGTTAAATTTGGAATGTGTGAATAATGGTTAACAGATTCAATACCAGAAACTTCAGATAAAATTTCTTCTTTGTTTGCTTCACTTTTCCATTGAACAAACATTGTATCTATTTTTGGTAATGTGTTTAGTTTTGGGGGCGAAAGCAAAGCCAAAATTATTAAAAAAATTTGAATCATTTTTATTTCCTTTATGATACATACGAATTAAAAAATAAAAAGTTCACGCCAATAATATTTATTTTAAAAAGAAACAACCCCGAACTTCTCGGGGTTGTCGGACCTGAGATTCTATCTCAAGTGGGGTTTATCTTTCTTTACGACCAGATTTTCCGAGATCGTAGTCTGTTGGGGGGAGTCTCTTTCCTCCCATATTTAAACCACGCTCTGCAGCAGTATCAATTCTGCTGAATGCATCTGGTCTTGCTCCTCTTTGTGAGAAGAATCCGGGGCCTTCTGCAGCACGTGCTGCTTGAGCAGCTGCGATTTGAGCTTGAGTTTCTGGGTGCTGACGAATGCTATCTTGCATAGCGGCAATCTTAGATTTCATTGCTCGTCCAGCCATAGTGCCACTCCAACGTGAATCAGAATCGCTTAAGTCTGATTCTGCTTGAGCAAATTCATCTTGCATTTTTTCAAGACGTGCTTGTAGTTCTGCCAAGCTATCTGGTTGTGTTGCAATTTTTTCATCTGCTGGCTTCGAATCATCGGAATCATTGAATTGCCCGACTACACCGCCCTCGTTTAATTTGCGGAGAGTCAAAGCAAGGCGAGCTCTCTTTCCTGTCTTACCACCCTTTTCAGCAGCCTTCTTAAGTTTGGAAACAGGAATGGTCTTGCCTTCCTTGGTCTTCATAGTCTTGCGAAGAGCGCCCTCTTTCTTAATGGCCTTTTGAATCCACTTCTTCTTCTCAAGAAGAACAGATTCATTTAGCTCATAGTCTTCTCCTTCGACAAGAGCTTCGATGAGGGCTTCAGCGACATCTAATTCTTCTGTGAGAGTTTCGATGCGTTTTACTAGTTCGTTTAAGTGATTGATATATGGATCCATTATTTGTCCTTACCTAATTTTGGAAAACCACCAAAAGTCAATGATTCAGAAAGTTGGATCTTTGTTCCACTATCTTTCAGACCTTTAGTTGTATCTGCTTTTTTACCACCAATTACATTGGCGACATTCTCTACAATTGGAGAATTCTTATTAATGGAATTGATCAAGCATCTGATAGCGGGACTGTTGGAGGTATAATTTCCCCCAACACGGTCAAGTGCCTCTTCAATCTTCTTGCCCTTCTTCTTTGCGATAGCTTTCTTGATGGCCTTGTCTCTTGAACCAAAGTATTCCTCGGTTCCAGATTCAACCTCGCCATCACCATCGTAATCCTTTGCAGCCTTTTTGGATTTCTTTAGTTCTTTTTCCAAAAGATCTATGCGTTGCAATAGATTTTCTAGGATTTCTTGATAATTTTTGTCGTCCATAGTATTATTTAGAGTTTTTTAAGCTCAATCTTTCGTCCTGTTTTTGTTTGACATAATCGTTAATTTTATCAAAGTAACCCAAATTTCTGAGTTCCTTGAACACTAAATTTTCTACTGAAAACTCTCCAGACTTCTTAAGTCCAGCGGATCTCATATTCTTGAACTTCTTCTTCATTTTTTCAAAAGATTCATCATTTGCATTTGAACTTATTAAATTTTCAATCTTTTGAATATAATCGCTTACTTTGACTTTAATCTCCGGGTCATCAAGGTTTACTTCTTCGTGTCTGGGTTCATTCAGCCACTCGTCTCTGGTAAGACTATAAGAACCTTGATTTGCCGGTGTTGTCTCTGAAATGTCTTGGGCATAAATTTCTACATCATGATCAAAAATTTTAATATCGTGTGATTGTGCCCACAGTTGCTTTTTGTCTTTCAAGAATTCATCAAGGATATCTGGGCAATCTGCGATCTTATCTTTATCAACAAGTATGTGTAGATCTATGTCTGAGAATGGGGTGTAGTTATAGTTTGCGTTTCCACCAACAACAATAACATCTTCAATCGCATCTGCAGGAATTTTTGCAAATTTAGACCAAACATCCGCAATCTGTAAAAGTTTATCTCTAACATCTTCACGGAGTTTATTATTTTCCCAAAGCTTTGGGTTTAATTCATTATGATATTGAAGAGTAAGGGCAGTAGATTCGTTGAAGTGTTCTTTGAAGGTTTTTCTTTCCTTCTTTGAAATTTCAACAGCAGCAAGTTGCTTTACAGCATCCTGCTTGGTTTCGTGTGTGCCAAGAATCTTCTTTCCAGAAGAATCTCTTACTTCCCATTTATCTCCGCGCTTTACGATCATGAAGATATTTATCCAATAAAAAACCCGGTTTTTCAGATGCGGGAAAACCGGGAAACCCCACTGCTTTAAGCAGCCATTGCCATAGGTGCGGCAATTATATTTTGCAACTGTTTATTTACGACACTTGTTACCCGTGTCGGGTATCTCCTTCTTCATTACTCTGCGTCAATCGAAGCCAGTTCAGCCCCTTAGATGCCCCGCTGCAACGAGGACTTGTATCGCCATTCCCAGAGGTTGCAGAGGTTCTGGGTTAGGCTAATGGAGCCGAGGGGAATCGAACCCCTGTCTTGTTCGCATTTCAATCCGATATCAACAATACCATTATTATTTATTCGGTTTTATATCATAGTAATAATTGTCATCATGACCATCGATGATCCAACGATCACTCTCACCTTCACACTTCCATGCCTTGTTGTCAACCTTGAAGTCCGGTTTTTCCGGGAATGGCTTGGTGACAAACGACATGTTTTTCCAAAAGATTCTATTATTTGGTTGGAGTGTATAGTTTCCGTTGTCTAGTGCAATCATGTGGAGGCACTTGTATTGCGTAGGTTCCTCCGAATATGCATTTCTATACCAATCAAAGGTCATTACATAATCACCCCAGTGCTCGGTCTTGTCTTTCAGAACAACCTTTGCCCTGCAATCAAAAAGAGCATCATATTCAACAGTAGAAACATTTTCATGAAAACAATCCCAAAGCTGCAGATGGTCCAAGGGCATTAGAGGAGCCTCTGGTTTCCAGCAAAGCATGTGTACCGGGACTCTGCTACGAACAATACCATAGTCAGTCATGACATGAAAAGTCATGGCATATCCAGCACACGACTGTGCCCCAAATACTAAAACCTTGTCAAATTCTCCCTTATGCAGCTCATGCTGGTACATGTGCTCTTTACGAAGATAACAATAAAAATGAGGTATGTTCACATTGTGCATAATGCGAGCTGAAGGATTCGAACCTTCGTAGGCAAATGCCAGCAGATTTACAGTCTGCCCTCGTTGACCGCTTGAGTAAACTCGCCAAAAGCCACTTGTGGGATTCGAACCCGCAACCTGTGCTTTACAAAAGCACTGCTCTACCGTTGAGCTAAAGTGGCTAAAACGGGCATTGAATCCTTTTTCCAAGGCCGATCAAGCCTTGGGAAGTATAGTACTAGCCCTTCGCGTTCTTCTGAGGTATTCGCGCCCCACCTCTGATTACTGCGGGGTATCAGTTATCCCTAAGCAGCTTTATAGATTACAGCCATACTATGTATCACAATACCATGGAGTCAATTAATTGACTTAGTATTTTTACAGGATATATTATGGTCATGGCTAAGAAGAAAAGAATAAAAACTGTACCATTCATCTTAAACGATTTTGATTTTGTATCTTACCTCTTAGAGGAAGTTGACGAAAAGTTTAATAAGTCTTTAGAGGAGATGCCTTTTACCTTACTTCTGCAAAATTATGCAGACTATTGTGAAGCAATTGGTACTCTTGTCAAGGAAAGAAAATCAAATAGTAAAGATCCTAAAATCAGCAAACTTTATGAACGCAAGTATCTATTGGCCGACAGA